AAATGCAAGAGATTCACAGAGAAACAAAGCTAAAAAAGATAAATTAGAAAGAATTATTACTGCATACGACAAGATGCAAGAATTAGAATTACAGTTACCACAAGTAGCTAGATGGTTACCAGGTTATGGATTTGCAGTATGGGTTATTACTACAAAACCAGATATGAATGGAAACATGTACCCATGTGCAGAATTAAGAAATCCTTATGACTGTTTTCCAGGATATTACGGCAATAAACAAAAACCACAAGAATTAGCAATTATACAAAAGATTCCAATACAGAATCTTATAAAAATGTATCCAGAGTTAAAAGCTTATTATGAACAAAAAGATTCAGAGGATACATCATATGACAGTTATAACCTTAGATATACCGATGATGGTAGCTGGGAAAACTCAGATGAAAACGGTGATGTAATTCTTGAGTATATGAATTTAGAAGGCACATACATTGTTCATGTTGCTTCTAAAAAAATAGTTGATTTTGTACCTAACCCACTTAAGTCAGGTCCTGCTTTTGTTATTGCTAAAAGATTTAGCTTTGATAGATTACAAGGACAATTTGACCAAGTAGTAGGATTAATGGCTTCTATGGCTAAGATAAACATTTTATCTGTAATAGCTATGGAAGATGCAGTATTTACAGAAACAAACATAGTTGGTGAAATAGAGTCAGGTCAATACAGAAAAGGTAGAAATGCAATAAACTACTTATCTCCTGGTTCACAAATAGTAAAACCAACTACAAACTTGCCTTATCAATTATTTGAACAAGTAGGAAGACTAGAAAGGCAACTTAGAGTAGTTGCTGGATATCCAGTTCAAGATGACGCAATATCACCAAACTCATTTGTAACAGGTAGAGGTCTCGAAGAGCTGGAGTCTGGCGTTAGTCAGATGGTTAACGAGTATCACACTATTCTTGAGTATGCTTTGCAAGAAGTAGATTCTAAAAGATTAGAGTTAGACGAAGTACTTTTTAGTAAAAAGAGAAAACCAATATCAGGTACTTACAAAGGAGCTTCTTTTTCTGAATCATATACACCTTCTTCAGATATAGATATGAATTATATTACAAGAAGAAAGTATGGAGCTATGGCTTCTTTTGATGCACCTAATAAAATAATTACAGGATTGCAATTATTAAATGCAGGTATTATTGATAAAGAAACATTGCAACAGGAAATGGATGGTTTAGAAAACCTTACTCAGATAAACGAAAGAATTACTAAACAAAAGACAGAAGATATTTTATATCAAATGTTGTTACAACAATCACAACAAGGTGATAAAGCTGCAATGATGGCTGTTGTTGAAATATACAATAATCCAAAAGATATTGGTGGTGTATTAGAAAAGTTCTTTAGTGCATCAGGTGAAGAACCTAGTCCTGAAGAACAAGCTTTAATGCAACAACAAGCTGCACCACAACAACAAGCTGGACCTCCAGACTTAGCAGCATTGTTAGGAGGAGCAGTTGGCTAGTCCAGAAAATTTAAACTTTGAGTTTGCAAAAATTATTGCTAATAACTATACCGTAGAAGAACAACCAATGTGGGATGCAAGTTCTGAAGAATTAGATAAAGAAGATAATAATTACGTATATAAAGATGGAGATGTATTAGATATATTGACTATTGCTTACATACCTAATGTAGGTAGGTTTGACATAGTTATTGTAAGAGAAGATACAGATGGAGGTATCAATGGCACGTTTTAGTCCTAAAACAAATAAAGCAACATTTGAGTCTGAGTCATATGGTGAAGCAAATGAATTAGACGAGTTACAAAGTAGTGCTGAGTTATTTAAAGAAGAAGTTGCTAACACTCAAGGAGCACCTAGAGTTAATCCTCCTGTTACACAAAACTTTTTAAATTCACAACAAGGTATATTTACACCAACTAATAGTCCTGGTGAAGACGTTGCTACAAGTCAATACAAAAATGCAAACAGCACTCCTCAAGTAGATGCTGATATGGCATTAAGGAGAATGTATTCTGTATTACAAAGTAAGGACATTCTAGCCCTTATGAGTGATGAGTCTTCAGCGCCAGAAGTAGGATAGCTGTGGCTTGGCAATGGAACTTTTCAGCTCCTTGGGATGACGCTCAAGGCGAAGATTATAAAAATGAATTATTAGGGCAAGCTGCACAGATGGATAGTTTCTTCCAAAACAATCCTGGCGTCACACAAAACATGGCAGAGATATCTAGAAGGTTTGGTTATTTACCTAAAGATGTACAAGTAGCTGGTGCATTAAGTGGTTTAACGGCTGACTCACCAGAGTTTACAGCTATTGTAGAAAGATTTTTAGAAAAAGAAACAACATGGTGGGAGTCAACAAAAGCAGCAACTAGAGGTGTAGTAAGGTCTGCTGTTGTAGGTATGGAATCAGCATCACAGTTTGTAAAGAAATACGGCACTGGTGCTATGAAGTATTATAGCAAAAGACAACTAAATCCTTTATTAGCATTTTCAGGAATAGGTACATTAATGCCTTTACTTGATGCAGAAGGTAGAAATGAAATAGCACAGTCTTTTGAAGAACAAGGTCCTACTCTTGCAACTAGAGCTATAAATCAATTAAGACAAGGTAAAAAAGTAAACCTAGGTGAAGGTTATTTTGGTAACTCAACTGTTGCAGAAGATACAGATATATATAAAGAATTAGTTGGTAGAGGTGCTAATCCTGATGAAGTAAAACAAATTATACAAGAGTATTATGGTACTCCTATATCACAACAAGAGATGTCATCTAGAGAAGGAAGCTCAGGTACATACAGAGGTAGAAAAGGTGTAGTTAAATTATCACCAGGTAGAGTTGCAGCAGTAGAAGTATTTGAACCAGGCACAAGAAGTTTTAATTTCATGTCAGGTATTATCGATGCAGCTTATACAATATTTACAGACCCAGCTAACTATGCAGGTTTAGGTTTTGCTAAAGCAGGTAAAGCTGCTAGAACGTTTAATCAAACTGCAGCTAAAGCAGATGCTGGATTATTAGATAAAGTAGTTAGAAAAACTGTAAAGATTCCTACAGCTAAAGAATTTTTTCTTGATAGTAAAACAGGCGATGATATTGCACAGTTGTTTGCTGATGCAAAAAGTTATGATGAGATAGGAATACTTTTAGGTAAACAAGGTAGACGAGCTACTAAAGATGGCACAGGTGGTGCTAAGTTGTATAGAAGTTTACGTGATGCTACTAAAAAAGAAGATGTAAAGAATTTATTAATAAGTGCTGTAGAAGACCCTACTTCAAGTATTGTAAACAGACTAGACCCTAACTCATTGTTATTTGGAGGAAGCTTATCTAAGACTGCAGCAAAATTTATGTATGGTGATAAAGTATCTGCTGTTGGTTTTAAAACTGCAATGAAACTAAATGGCAGTAATAATGTTTGGAATAGATTGTTTCAAACATTTCCAGCACCAAGAATAAAAACAGATGATTTAAATGGTTCTTTTTTTGAACTACAAGATTTTATGAAGTTTGCAAAAGTAGATGATGATGTTGCAATTAAAGCATTAGATAGAATAGTTGATGCAATAGATGATGACGTTGTAAGAAAATTAGATGGTACAGAAGCTGGCTCACTTAATAAATTAAATATGATGCTAGATATATATTCTGGTGAAGGTGGAGTTCTAAGACACATACAAGATAAATATGATGCATTAGGTTTACCAAAAGAAGTAGTTAATCAAATTGGTAAATTAGTTGCAAGTGTTGATGAAGCTAGTAAATATTTTTATGGCACATACGGAGAAGAAGCATGGAACTTACAAAAGATAGATATTTTAGATGGTGGTTTTAATAATTTAAATAACATAGAGTTTTCTATGGATGAAACAGTTCAGTTATTAGATAGCATACTTTCTAACACAACTTATAAAAAAACTAAAAAGATTAGAAAGTTTGAGGATTTAAAAGAAGACTTTTTATCTAGAACAGAATCAGCAGCACGAGTACCTGCAGATTTAGCAGAAGGTGAAATACTTGCTGCAAAGATTATTACTGGTGGTGGTAGAGGTTCAGAACAAGAAGCATTAAAGGTTGCTAAAGAATTAGGAATAGAAACTGGTGGTACAGGAACTCCTGGTTTTAATCACGCAGCTTCACAAGACTTAACAACAGGTAGATATAACGCTGATGCAGGTGTGTTAAACGAATTTGGTTTGACAGATGATGCTGAAAGACAACTTAAAAATATTGATGACAATATAAAACAATTAGAACAAGAAGCTTTAATTAAAGAAAAACATAAAAGTACACCTCGTAAATTATTACCACAAATAGAAGAACTAGGTAACAAAGCTAAATATAGATTAGCTGGTTTAGATAAAGGTATTAAAAATTCACAACTTAAAACTACAGCTACAGAAGAAGAAATACTTGGAAAAATACAAAGAGGTTTAAATTCTGAAGCAGAACTACAAAAATTAAGAGTTACTCTAGAAGGTAAAAAAACTAGAGGTATTACACAAGCTGGTAAAAGAATTAAAGAAACGTCTGTTCAGTATGACGGTACACAAGCCAGCATACTAAACGATGAATTTAATTTAGAAGCACAAGCAAGAATATTAAAATACGTTAGAGGTTTAAGAAGACCATCAGGTAAACAAAAATTAGATTATGAAGATTTTGATATGATTGGTTATCAACAAGAATTAAAAACTT